CTTTAGCTTTTTCTTGATACGTACTCATATTATTTGCATCCTGTCCATTGCGTCTCTCAAGTTACCTGGCATTCTTGGTGCTCTTATCATATTGAATGAGCTTGTTTCGCCATCATTTTCTGTCCCAAAATCGTTATCGTAGTTCATAGATTCGTATGTATGTATATTTATTTCTTGGTTTGTATCAAATTTACTTCTGCTTATAGCGTTGTAAATAGCTCCACAGACTGCGTCCGCCAAATCCTTAGACCCTTTTCTTGGGTGGTCAACTCTATCTCTCATAATTTTAAGCTGAAGCAATTCGTCTATTAGTAACTGTATGTGCGGCCCAGACAGTCTTTCTTCCGCCACAATCATTGCCATATCGTCGTAATGCTTTTTAGCGACAGACAGAATCTCTGTATTGATGCCGTATTGTTTTAGTTGTTGCATCATATCGTGAGAGTTCCATCTGTCAAAGGTACATACACGAATTTTAAATCCTCGTGTCTTTAATGAAAGTATGTAATCTTTTACTTCAGTAAAATCTACAGACTTATCTTTTGTTGGTGTCCAGAACCTAACTGCATCTATCTCAACAATAGGGGCTGGCTGTGAATATGTGTCGGTAACTTTAATATTTACCCATTTGTTTACGTGACCCATTGCTACCGCACAATGGTCATGCTTCTGCGCTAAGTCCACGTGAATAAAGTATTCTTTATCTGGATCTGGAATAAACCACTCTTCAAGTCTACCAAAATTATCTACAGCAAGATGTGCTTTATTAAAAGCCTTCTCAACCTTTTCTCTTGATTTAAAAAATGCATCAACAGCATCAGGGGGCATGCATGCAAATCTTGACAATGCGTCTAAAGGATTTGTAAAAAATGCTACCTTAAAGTCATCAATTTTTCTTACTGGGTTTACTTCCCAGGTAGGTCTCTTAAGTGCATATACTCTTGGAATTTTATAAGATAAGATATGGTCTTCTTCCCACTCAACACTAAATTCATTTCCTTGCGTATCATCTGGCAGGTCTTCATCCATTTTAAATTTATGATCACGGACAATAGTTTCTTTTTGTGCTACTACGGCATCGTACCTTTGCTGTATATAGTCGTTCTTGTATCTAGGAAATGAGAGTAATATTACCTTACCGAAGTCTGGGAAACGGGAATCTACAGATGCACGGTACATATCATATATAGCTGCGCCTGTTTTTGCCTGCTCATGTCCTGTTGTGTTATCAATAGCAAAGCCTGAAATTTCATCAAGGATGACCACAATTACGTTGTAGCCTTCCCAAGCTTCACGCTCTGAGTGACCTGAATGTACTGTAATAGCTTTATCAAATTTAACTTCTGAAGCCTTGTCGTTATACTTTCCAGCAAACCAAGGTGACTTGTCGATTCGTGTTTTAAAACCTTTAAAGAAAACGTTGCTTGCCTGTTGAGAGTTGATAGCAATGTTAATAATATCAATGCTGTCTCCTGGGGGCTTACCATAATATGTGGCTGGATCCTTAAGGCATAATAGTAAATATACTATATACGATACTGCAATAGTTGAGCAGTAATCTTTTCCAGAACCTTTTCCTAATTGAGCAACTACTTCATTAGCGGTTTGCTTAAATCTTATTCTTCCTTCTTCTTCTCCAAATAGCTTGATAAGCGTTGACTCTTTATAGATCTGTGAGCTTTTTTCGATAAGCGTGTACTGATAGTCGGAAAGTTCTGGAAGCCCAAGGTATTCTGGACTTCTAACAAACGTTTTAAGATCGACTGGTTTTTCATCGAACTCCTCTCCATCGAGCATGTCGATAAGGTCAGCAAAATCAAACGACATCGGCTTCTTCTACTGGCACTGATTCAATTACTCCAGTAATTTGGGATAATCGTTTTGCAACTTCCATCTTACACTTAGGGCATGTTGCTGTAGCTTCTTTTAATATCTTAACAAGGATGTCTTGCTTGCGCTCTGTTTCTGCAATTTGTGATGCAATTTCATTATTTTCTAATACTCCAATAGACTGTAGCATTGCAATTCTTTTAGTCTCAATATCTGCAATAAGCTTTAATGCACCAGATTTAATTCCTAATTGTCCAGACTGGTCTGCATCTTCTACTGTTTTCCAGGCCTCTTTGATAAGCATTGCATAGTGTTGATCCGCCCCCGAGATGGCCTCTCTGGCACGATCTCTGATGTTGCTATCATTATGGACAACGTCTTTCCAGTCATCGATTAGCTCAAGGACTTCTTTGCGCTGTATTCCTGTAGTGGTGGCAATCTGTGTGGGTGTGCTTCCTTTTAGAAGTTCTTCAACTACCCTGTTCATTCTGTCAAAATGTTCTGACAATTCTATTTCGCTCATTAATACAGTATACTTTCAGTCGACTAAAATGTCAATCAGAATTAGCCCTGGCAATCTTATATAGGACTAAATATCCAATTAAATCATCAATATCATTGTCTCCAGCATATCCTTGGTTATTCTTTACCCTATTTAATTTATCATCAATACGAACTTTTAATTGCTCTGTTGAGTCCGCCGTTGAAAATATTCTTGCTGGCTCAAGGGCAGAGTTGCCGTACGAGATATTCTTTTCAATTAACATATGTGCAATTTCATGGCATGCTCCCCAGATCTTATTACCTGCTGGTGCACCTACTGATCTTAAATATAAATCACTGCAACTAAAATTGCTAACATCTTCATATACCGCCTTTAGCATTATCGTCTCCTAATTAATTTAAACTGTTCTAGGTATCTCTGTATGGTCATAGCAGAGACTTTACACTCATCGGCAATTTCAGTTACCGTTTTCTTTTGAACCACATATCTTCTATGTAGCCAATCTTTACTTTGATATAACTTCATCGCTCTGTTAGTATTTTGTTAGCATAATGTGCAATACCAAAGCTATCTGCAACGTCAAAATCCACCACATTTAAATTATACTTCCTGTTAAAGTAATCAGCAGTTCTCTGCTTTCTTATATTGCGTAACTTATTTTTGTACCAGGAATCTGCGTATCCTGGATTAGCTAATCTTATTGCAGACTTTTCATCCTTTGTCGGATTTTTGTTGCCAATGTACGCCTGCCACGAGGATGGGCTAATAGTAATAACCTTAGACCCAGTAGACATAAGCTCAGCAATAACAACTCCATAGACATAAGACAATTTTATCACAGCATCGGGTGATCTGACAAGTATGGCACCTTCTACCGCAATATAATCACTTTTTAATTCTTCAAGCATCATATTCATTCTTAGTTTGGCGTTATATATTTTCTCATAAATATCCTGCCCGACTAAATCTATCTTTCCCCACTTCAAAGGAATATCATTTTCCATAAGGCAAAAAGCAATAGAGTTGGTGGATGCGTCTATTCCCAACACCCTATTGGCTTGTATTTTTTTTAAACTAGCTAACGTCATTTATCCTCTTTATAATAGACTCAACATTTCCAGTATTGATATTCTTTTCACAAGATGAGCATATGTTATTCTTATTATACCTGCTTAATTGTATATTGCATTTCTTGCAAAGCCTTTCAGCCCCATTTTTAATTGCTTTTTTCTCATAATACTTTTCCATGATTCTTTTATTAGTCGCAATTCTACAACACTCATCCTTGCAATACTTTTGATTATGCGTCTTGGGTGTAAACTTTTTCTTACACTCTTTGTTTTCGCAAATCATACAAGAGGAACCTCAAACTTTTCAATTTGAACAGTACCTAAAGGTGTTTCTTTTGAATAGCATTCTTTTTTAACTGGGCAATATGTGCAAGGCATCTTTGATTTTGAAGCACCTGCGGGGCGCATTGGAAGGTCACCATCTTTAAAGTTATCCCAAACTTCACACATCCAAGTAAAGGTATCTTCAATTATCTTAGTGTTTCTTTCATTCATTGAAATTGGTATAACAAGGATCTCTTGAGTGTTCTTGTTCTCGTATAAAAAGAATCCTTCTTTAGCATTCTTAAGCTTCATGTATGTTAATAGCTGAAGCATATGATTAGCGGTAGGCTTCATCTCGGACTGCCTTGTATCCCACACTTCTTGTTTAGCCGTCTTGATTTCACCGATCACGGTTTCACCATCGTACTCCATAATAAGGTCTATGAATCCTCTAATTGGTGGATACTCGTTAATAATCTCTTCTTCTTCTGCCTTAAACTGTGGCATAGACGCAATAAGTTTTTGAAGTCTTTCGTGTGCCTGTGTGCCTTGTGCCATATTAGCAACAGCAACCGCATCGTTATCATCAATAAACATTGCGCCAGAGAAAGCCATATACCAATACCTTGGGCATGTTCCGTGTCCATAGCCAAGCGAGCTTGGGCTAAATGATTTCTTTGTCATCTCTCCGTCTGCACGTTTAGTATTTCTATATGACTCATCAAGCAACTGGGCAAATAATTCTGGATCAAAAAACTTGCCAGTGTGCTTTTTAAACTTTAGATTCTTTACTATATCTCTACCCATTTAGGAGTTATACCTCACAACATATTTAAGCGCATCTACTAACTT